ATCGACGGCTGTCTTGGCGAACTCCGCGTAAAGCGCGGTGATCTGCTCGGGGGTAAAGGTAGCTGTGGCGGTCATAGGGTGGTCAAGTTCGGTTGGCGCTTAAAGCTCGCCGATCCGGCGGAGGTGGTTGAAGATCACGCGTTGGCCAGCGCGGACCTGGCTGGGCGTCGACGGCTTGCTCGGCTTCGCTACGCGGCGGGCGCGGATTGCGTCGCATGCGTTGCAGATCGCGCGGTGCGTGCGGCCCGGTGCGCGGTGCTCGATGGGTTTGTGATTCCGGCAGGTAAAGCAGAAAAACTCGGCCATGTGTCACTCCCACTCGAATGGGTAAGGCTGCATCGCGTACTCGCGCTCGATTGCCATGCAAGCTTCACGTCCGTCTTGTGCCGGCTGGCAGCTCGCGCGCAGGGCGCGGAAGAAGGAGAGGATCCGTTTCACGTCGGCTGCTCCATCGACGCGCATTCTTCGCAGATCTGCCGGTTCTCAAGGCGTGGGAAAAATCCGCAGGACTCGCACATTTCGAGGTCCGCGTCGTCATGCGGCTGCGCATCGGTCGGCGCGAACTGCGGGCGGGCGTGCTTCTCTCGGGATCGCTTGCTCATGGTGTCTCTCGGGCGGGTGTCGCGTTGCGCCCGGTCATGCCGGGCGCGTCCTTCTCTTTACTTCGCGCGGCGCACGTATTTGCGCTTGGCGGTTGCCGGCGCAGCGGATTGGGCTTCGGGCTTGGTGTCCTTCACCGGGGCTGCTGCGGGCTTTTTCGCTGTCTTAGCGGGGGCTTTCTTCGCTGCGGCCTGCTTGCTCGCGGTCGCCGCCACCTCTGCGAGCGCTTTCTGCGCTTCGGGCGGCAGTTCCGGCTTCTTCAGCACGATCAGCGGACCTTGCGGAGTTGCCTCGGTGTGAATGTTCCGGCCGTCGATCTTCACGCGCTTCGACGCGAGTTCAGCCTGAATTTCCGCACTCAAGTGCCCGGCCATTACCGACTCGAGCGCCTGGAGCTTCTCGATTGCCTCACCGAAGGAGCGCGCCTGATGCGACAGGATCGCTTTGGCCTGCTGTGCGCATGTCAGAAAGCCTGCTGCGTACGCGGTGTTCGTCTTGCGGATGGCGATCTTTTCGACGCCCGGCGCGACCGCCTGTGCGACGTCCAACTTTGCGGGGACTTTGCGCGGTGCGCGTGCCGGTGCGGCTTTGGTTACTGCCTTCTTCACTGAGTTCTCCGGGGAGTGGGTTACTTGGGTTCGTGCTTGCTGCAGCAGCCTGTCAGCAGCACTGAGAATCCGCCGATACCGCAGCGGGGATTGGTGCGCGTTTGGAACGATTCGTACTGGTTCCACGGGCGCGTGCCGGTGGCGTACTTGATGTCGAACTGCACCAGCTTGCAGTCGCGGCAGGTTGGAGCCTTGCCCCTGTACCCCTGCTCGGCGCGCGCTTGCGCGAATCCATCGAACAGTTCGTTCTGCGGTGCCTGCTGCTGCGTGGTTGCTGTCATCGTCGGTCGCCTTGATAAATCTGCGTTTCGCGCTGAATTATTGGCGGTTTGCGTGAGTTCCGCAAGCGTTTTTCTGCTTCGCGTGCAGATTTTATTCATGAGGTCGTGACGCCACCATGTCTGCAAACATTGGGGGTGTTATGTCTGATTCAGTCACGTCGGTCGCTTTCGACGCTTCGGCGCCGGAAGGTGAGCGCGTCGACGCGCTGGCGAGCCTGCAGCGCGAATACATGCCGACCGCGTCGGATCTGCTGCCGCCGGTCGAGTTGCGTGGGTTTATCGAGGAGGCGACTGAGCAGTTCGCCGTCGAGCCGATGCTTAAGGCCATCGCCGACAACGGAGCGCCTTTCCCGTCGCGGACGGCGCAGCAGAAGCAGCGCGGCATGCAGTCCGTGTTTCTGGATGAGTGGCAGATCAACGTGGCTGGCGACTATTGGGAGCGGCCGACGTCGCTTACCTTCGACGCGTTGCGATCGATGGTTCGCCAGACTCCGATCCTGAACGCTGTCGTGATGACGCGCGTGCGGCAGGTTCAGCGCTTCTGTCGCATCTCGGAAAAAGGCATTGACGCACCCGGCTTCGAAGTGCGGCACGTCGATCGCAAGCACCAGCTCACAAAATCCGAGCAGGAGTCGATCGGCCTGTTGAACAAGTTCATGCTCAACAACGGCTGGGAGTTCAAGCCGCGGCTTCGGAAGTCGCTGCACCGTGACTCGCTCTCGCAGTTCATGGCTAAAAGCGTGCGCGACTCGCTCGTGCTTGACTCGGCCCCTATCGAAACGGAATGGAAGCGCAACAAGAAGCTCGGCATCGACGGCTTCTATGCGGTGGACGGCGCGACTATTCGCATGTGCACCGAGAACGGGTTCCAGCGTCACCAGGACGTGTTTGCGGTCCAGCTGGTGGACGGGCGGATCACGTCCGCCTATACGCATGACGATCTGATCTACGAGCCCCGCAATCCGGTCACGGACGTCAACGCGGCGGGCTACGGCCTCTCTGAAACGGAGTTGCTTATCCGGATCGTGACCGGCTTCATTAACGCGCTCACGTACAACATTCGCGGCTTCGACTCGAACCAGATCCCGAAGGGGCTGTTGCACCTGTCGGGCGGCTACGACGACAAGGATCTGAAGGCGTTCAAGCGCTACTGGAATTCGATGGTCAAGGGCGTTAATAACGCCTGGTCGCTCCCTGTAATGGTCAGCAAGGACCAGGAGTCGAAGGCCGCGTTCGAGAAGTTCGGCGTCGAATTCAACGAAATGTACTTCGCGAAGTGGATGACGTTCCTGACGTCGATCATCTGCGCGCTGTATGGCATGTCGCCGGCGGAGATCAACTTCGACGCGTTCTCGGGCGGCAGCGCGTCGCCGCTATCGGGCTCTGACACCGCCGAAAAGCTGGCCGCGTCGAAAGACTCGGGTCTGCGTCCGCTGCTGGCGCACTACGAAAACGTGTTCAGCGACTTCCTCGTTGCGGAGTACTCGTCCGATCTGGTGTTCCGGTGGACTGGCCTCGATCCGGAGGACGCGGACAAGCGGCAGGAAATGCGAAAGACCGTGCTCACGGTGAACGAGATTCGCGCAGAGGAAGGCCACGACGCGATGCCCGGCCCGCTCGGCGACGCGCCGGTGAATCCGGCTCTGATCCAGCCGTGGATGCAGATCAACGGCCTTGGCCAGCCGCAGGACGGCGGAGAGGGCGGAGGGGGCGACGGCGCGGCGCCCGGCGCTGGTCCGGATGCACAGGCTGGCGAGGCGGGGCAGGTGGACGGCGATGCGGCCGATTCCGGCGCGGCCGACGCCGCCGGTGGCCCCGACTTCGGCGAGCCGCCAGCGGAGGATTTCGGTAAGTCGCTGGCGTTCAACCTGCCGCCCATTTATTCAACGGAGGATCTGCTCGCATGACCACGCCCATTTTCATCAAGGCAATTTCGCCAGCAAAGCCGAAGGCCAAACCGGCAGTCAAACACGACGATGTCGCATCGACTGCCGCGTCTGGCAAGTTCGCGGGGCTGCTCGCGATCCTCGCGGATCACAACCCGAAGAACAAGTTCGGGCCCGAGAAGGTCAAGCCTGGGCACGCGGTCACATTCAAGGCTGGCACGTTCGCTGGTGGCGGCAAGGTTACCGCTGCTGGCAAGCACGGCGTTACCGTGGAGGACGACGACGCTCGGGCCCACTCGGTGCACTGGCATGAGATCACCGGCCACGTCGGAGACGAGGACGAAGAAGGCGACAAGGACGGGAAGCCAAAGGGCAATGCAAAAAAATAACGTGTTCGTCAATCTCGGCGCGCTCTCCTGCGGCTGCACGGACGAAGTACTTGGCACGCTCGCGAAGGCGCTGTCGGGCGAGGACGGGCTGGGGCACGACATCTGGTCGGAGCACTACAGTCCGTTCGTCCAGTCGCTGATCGAGCTTTTCTCGTCGCGCGGCCTGCTGATGCTCGACAAGGTAAAGGACGAGCTCAACGCATGGACAGCGGGCAAGCGTTACGTGCCCGCCGGCATCGGCGTGACCGGCAAGCCGACCGGCAACCCGGCACGACTCGACGCAAACGAGTTGGCACTTGTCCGGATCTACCTCGAGAACATCCCGCCGGCGCAGTTTTCCGCGTCGGATTGGGGTCTGCTGGTCGATTACCTAGTCAGCCGCTATATGCCGTACGACACGCTGCAAAGCGAGGCCGAATGGCTGGCCGTCAGGTCGGTGTTTATGGGGAAGGTGCAGGCGAACATCGCGAGCGTCACGAAGGAGCAGGCCGACGGCATCGTCGCGGCGCTGCCCACGACGATGAAAGCCGCGACGAGCAGCTTCAACCCCTCAAGCGCCATCAAGTTCGTGCTCGAGTATGGCAACGCGCGATGTGCCGGCAATATTCAGGCCGTCTCCGATGCAACGCGGCACCGGATTAAGCGCGTGATCATGGCGCACGAAGAGCAGCGCCTTCTCGGAGACCGGCCGCCGGCGCACTCGCTGCAAACCCAGCTGTTTGACGAGTTCGCTGCGCTCAACCGCGACTGGCGCCGCATCGCGCTCACGGAGGTTGGCGACAACGCAGGTAATGGCCTGATCGCATCCCTCAAGCCGGGCACACGCGTGCGACGCATCGAACAGTACAACGGTGCGTGCGCGTTCTGTCGCAAGATCAATGGCGCCGTGCTCACGGTCGTGGATCCAGCCAAGAAGGACAAGAATTGGGACACGGAGGTATGGGTCGGAAAGTCCAACGTCGGCCGCTCGGGCGCGAAGCGAAAGCGCGTTGACGACGAGCTTGTCGAGCGCTCAGACGCGGAGTTATGGAAGATCGCCGCGGGCACGATACACCCGCATTGCCGCGGCAGTTGGGTCGTGCTCGAGGACGCGAAGCCGGGCGACGATCCGGCCTTTGCGACATGGCTTGACGCGCACTTCGCCAAGCACCGCCGAACGCCCGAAGAAATCGCCGCCACGCTCCGTGCGCGCGCCAGTTCCCCTGCCTGAAGTCGTGACGCCGTAATGGCGGCATGCACTCGTTCAGCGTCACGCAGCTTCATCTGGCGGCCTACATCAAAGCGAACGGCGCGACCTTCACTGGTTGCGTCGACCGCGCATTCCATTTCACGTCTGATCGGCCGCTCGCGGATTGGCGCGTGGCCCATTCGAATTCGTGTTGTCGGCGCGTTGATGGCGAACTGATCGAGCTACGGAAATTTTTGAAAGAGACGAGCCCCGTCGAAAAGTCGTGACGCGAGCATCTCATTCATGAACCACAGCAACGTTTCCGATCAGGCAATCCTCGACGCGGCCCCGAGCTTTCTAAGCATCGGGGAAATGCTCAAGGCCACGCCCGCGACAGAGGGCGATAAGCGCTTTGTCTACATGGAAGCGTCGAACGAGACGCGCGACCTTCAGAACGAAGTCACGTTGCAGAAAGCGCTCGCCGAGTCGGCTGAGTACTACCTGAAGTTCGGGAACGTCGACCTCGAGCATTTCACGATTCTCGGTCGTCCGAATCCGGACCTCGGTCGCAAGGGCTTTCCCGATTACGAGGATTACGAAATCGGGCGCCCGGTGGACGTGCGTTTCGACGGCTCGCGCACGTTCGTGAAAGCGCAGATCAACCAGGGCTCGAGCGAGTTCTTTGGCAAGGCTAACCGCTTTTGGGCGTCGATCACTGAACTGGATCCGCCCAAGGAGTGGTACCCGAGCGTTGGCGGTGCAGTGCTTGAGAAGTCTATCGGGGTGGATGCCGAAACGGGCGAGCGCTACGCGGTGATTTCGAAGGTCCGCTGGTCGAACATCGGCATGAGTCTCACGCCCGTGAATGCCGAACTGACGGGCTGTTCGACGGTCCCGTTCGGCGTGCTGGCGAAGTGTCTGCGCCCTGACGGTATCGACCTGCGCAAGTCGCTGACAGTCGGTTACGGCACGGACTCAGCAACGCTCACCGGCGGCGACGCGCTGCGTATGCAGTCTCTCGCCGGCGGCAACCGCATGCCTTACCGCCAGTTCCGTGACGAACTGGCACATGCAGTCGGGACGGGTGCGATCAACCCGTCCGACAAGAAGGAATTGGTGCGGGAGGCCGCTTCGCGTTTCGGTCTTTCGAACGCCGACGCTGCGCAGTACGTGGAGCGGTTTTTGGACGATCTTAAACGCGGCATTTAGGAGCTTGTATGGACTTTGAAACACTGCGCGCGCAAATCGCAAGCGCACAGGCCGGCGCCGAAGTGCTGGCTAAGTCGCTGGCAGCCTCGCCCAGCGAAACCGTCGACAACAAGACCATCGCGGCTGCGGCTGCCGATGGCGCTGCCGCTGGCGGCGCAACGGGCACGACCGACGCGGATCCGAACGCCGAAGGCGAGGACAAGGAGAACGGCGATGGAGAGGTGCTCGCCAAGTCGTTCGCGCTGACTCTCGATGACGGCTCTGTCCTCGAGGCAGTGGACGGCACGGAAATGCTGAAGTCTTTCGCGGCCCAGCTGAACGCCGAAAAGGAAGGCCGCTCAGCCGACAACGGCGAGTTCATGAAGGCGATGGGCGCAACGCTCGGCGTCGTCGGCCAACTCACCGCAACGCTTCAGGAGCAGGGCACCGCACTGGCAAACGCTAACAAGCAACTCGCCGAGCTCAAGTCGCAAGGCGAGACGCTGGCGAAGTCGCTGGCCGCTGTCAGCAACGAAGGGCGCGGTCGTCGCAGTGTGGACTTGACCGTGCACAACAAGCTGGCGGACGGCGCTCAACCGAACGAGAAGCCGCGCCCCGCTGAAATTCTCGCCAAGGCCATGACCGCACTCAGCGCGAAGGCGATCACCGGCGTGGAAGCATCGAAGATCGAATCGGCCCTGAACGCTGGCTTGATGCCGGAGCAGGCGCTGCTCGACCGAATTTTCACCAAGTAAGCAGCACACCAACGGTACTTTCTGGAGGTTTTACCCCGATATGGACTTTCAACACAGCACTTCCGGCATGTCCACCGCTGGTGCGATGGGCCTGAACGAACTGGACGAGTTGCGCAAGTCGCTCGAAGCCGGTTACGAGTCGGACGTCGACGGCATGACCGGCGGCTCGGCCCTGCGTATTCAGTCGCTCGACCTGAACCTGCAAGCAACGGTGCAGGACAATCGTCACTTCGCGCTGTTCAATGCGTTGCCGAAGCCCCGCGCTACGGCTGTGCTCGATGAATGGACGGAGCAGTCGAGCATCGGTGGCTTCTTCGGCAGCACGTTCAACACACAGGACGGCGCCGCGATGGAAACCAACGGGGAATACACCCGTATGGTCGGTCAGGTTAAGTACATGACCACCTATCGCAAGATCCCGATCATCATGCAGCGTCAGAACAACATCGTTGACGCGACGACGGTCGAAACGACCAACGGCACGAAGCAGCTGCTCACGGATATCGAAGTCGGTCTGTTCGAAGGCGACGATTCGGTGTTGCCGCTGTCGTTCCCCGGTATCCGCAAGCAGATCGAGAGCCTCGGTTCGAGCGATCACATCATCGATATGGCTGGCGCCCCGTTGAGCGATATCGCCCCGATCGCGCAAGCGGCCCAGGTGATCTTCGGCTTCGGCAACTTCGGCCGTGCGACGGATATCTACCTGCCGCCGAGCGTGCAGACCGACCTGAACATGGATCTGGATCCGGCATTCCGCGTGATCCAGAACGGTCAGGCGAGCGCGACGGTGCGCGGTACGCACGTGTCGGGCATTCAGACGACCTACGGCGAAATCGCCACGAAGAACGACGTGTTCATTCGTGACGAAAAGCTGAAGACCCCGTTCGAAATCCGCAGCGCTTTGCACCAGGCGGTCGCGGCTGCGAACGTCGGCTTCAAGCCGGCATCGATCACGATCACGCCGAACGCTGTCGACGTGAAGTCGAAGTTCCAGGCCAACCAGGGCGGCAACTTCTACTACGCCGTCACGGGTATCAACCAGAACGGCGAATCGCAGGCTGTGGTTTCGGCGCAAGCCGCGATCGTGGCGGGCGGCTCGGCATCGATCGCTATCGCCGCGTCGGCTTCGGGTACGGAAACGGGCTATGTGATTTATCGCGGTCGTCT